AGAATTAACTAGCAGCAACAGTCAATCATGGCAAAGATTTCTTCGGGGGTTTGAAGGGACAAACTGGCAATTTCAAAATCTTCCAGACGAAGTTCTTGGTTTTATAAACAATGTAAATGATTATTTTGCAAATCTTCGTGCAGCACTTTCTCAATTTTCTAATGGTGAAATTTCATATGCCTCATTACAGGAACAAATCGATGAAGTCATAAAACTTTTTGAAGAATTGAGAGGTGGTCGTTATTTCGATAGCAACCAAATGGCAAGTGGTTATAATGTACCAATTTGGATGAGAGATGTAGATCCTGAAGTTTATGAGTACATTAGTCAGTTGTATGTGCTTCTAAGAGAACTTAAAAGAATTGACCAAAGAAACTTGTCAAGATGAATCTAAAAAGTTTTAAAGATCACTTCAACGAAGCCTGTTGGGATGGCTACAAACAAGTTGGTATGAAAAAGAAAGGCAAACGCATGGTTCCAAACTGTGTGCCAGAGTCCTCAAAAACCAACGAGAGAAAACTTACTAAAGTCGAACTCAAAGATCGTGAGAAGTATGTCAAGAAGTTAAAGCCAAAACTCAAAGACTTCAAAAAGAGATATGGCGACGAAGAAGGCAAAGGTGTGATGTATGCCGTGGCCACGAACTTGGCGAAGAAAAAATCTAAAAAAGACTAGACATCAATACAAAATGAAGGTATTATTTGATTATGAACTCAAAGGAATTTCCCATTCGTGTGTGCGTCTTTGAAGATGTAGAACTCATTCACGAAACAATTGTACATGACGAAGATCAACTGTCTGAAACTCTTCGAGAAGTTTACGAAGAGTACGGCGATGGTAGTCCGTTTACAAAGTGGAAAAAATATGAACTAAAATTAATGGAAGCAGAACATGAATGAACTATTTGACTTTCGCTTTCAACAACTAAAAAGCGAAGAGTGGATTGCAAAGATCAATGGAAAGAAAATTGCAGAAACAAAACTTGAGATTGCTGACAACCCGATTACAAATCCTTGGTATGTCAACGAATCTTTTCAAAAATCTATAACAAAAAGTCTCCAAGAAAGATATGGCGACAATCTAAATACTGTTATAGTAAAAGACCAACTCGAACTTGTAGAAAGTTACTTGTTTGAATCTTGGAAAAACTACCTACAATTACATTCATATTATGAAAGGAGTGAATAATGGGTAATACAACTAGCGGTTTTGGTTTTGGCGGTGCTTCGGTTTCGCAAAATCATAAAGAGCAGATCAACAAAACATATCAAGAACTCAGAAACTTGATTCGTGAAGCATACGAAGAAGGTGTCGCTGATGGGCGATCAGACAACTTCAATGATAGCGATGAACAAAGATTTGAAAAAACCTTTACATTTGAAAAACTTGATAAGATTCAGTACCCTGTCCTTCCATAATGGACTGTCCGGTTAAGAACAAAGAATGTGTTCTTGATAAACAAGGATACTGCATTGGTTGTTACATGACAGAAGAAGAAGTAAACAATTATTCTTCTTTGACTGATGAACAAAAAGAAGATCTACATTACGAACTAGATCTTCGTGTGAAAATTATTGAAATTGCGAGACAAAGAAATGACGATGCCAAATCAAGTAGTTGAATACAGAAGCCATGAGATGAAACTCAACGGCGAAGTGTTTGCTCGTAAAGTAGATGGCAAGTGGGTCTTAGATTCACTTGTCAGTGAAGCATTAACAAAGTCACAAAGAAAAGTCTTGGAAAGAAACTTTGAAAGCCTGGCAACAAACTCATTTAGAGTTTGCCAGGCTCTTCTTGGTTGTGTTCTTGGCGAGGGAGGAAGTTTTCCTAAAGATCCTTCAGAAAAGAACTTTACAAGTGAGAATTAGACCTTATAATGATTGATAACTAAGGAGAATTACATAATGCAAATTTCTAGTGAGACACTTGCGATCCTGAAAAACTTCGCAAGCATTAACTCAAACATCCTGATTGATTCAGGCAACACACTCAAGACAATCTCTCCTGTCAAGAACGTTCTGGCAGAAGCAGTTGTCGAAGAAAACTTTCCAACAACGTTTGGTGTGTTTGATCTAAACAAGTTTTTGTCTACGATCAACCTGTTCGCTAATCCTATTCTGAACTTCGATGATAACTATGTCACGATTTCTGAATCAGGTCGAACGAACTCTGTGAAGTATTACTATTCAGAGCCTTCGCTGCTTACTGTTCCAACCAAAGAACTGAATCTTCCTGATTTTGTGATTAACTTTGAGTTGAAGCAAACTGACTTTGGTAAACTCACACAGGCTGCATCTACGTTGAATCTTCCCGATCTTGCTGTTGAAACACAGGGTGGTAAGATTGCTCTTCGTGCTTTTGATAAGAGCGATCCTACAACGAACGATTACAGTGTCGTGGTTGGTGATTGCGGAGAGAACGAGAGTTTCTGTATGATCTTTAAGGTCGAAAATCTTAAACTTCTTCCTGGTGATTACACCGTAAACATCTGCGAACGAAGCGTTGCGAAATTCAATCATAATGATCACGATGTTAACTATTGTGTCGCATTGGAGCCTGATACTAAGTATGGAAACTAATCACTTCAACGAAGTCTTGTTTGTTGAAAAGTATCGGCCTCAAACAATTGAAGAATGCATCCTTCCCGATTCGGTGAAGGATGTTTTTCTATCAATCGTAAAAAGCGGCAAGATGCAGAATCTTCTTCTGGCTGGTGGTGCAGGTTGTGGTAAGACAACTGTTGCTCGTGCCTTGTGCAATCAAATGGGACAAGAATTTTTGTTTGTCAATGCTTCCGAAGAAAGCGGTATTGACACCCTTCGTACCAAGATCAAGAACTTTGCAAGCACAGTTTCACTTGGTGGCGAAAGCAAGGTTGTGATTCTCGATGAGGCTGATTACTTGAATCCTCAATCGACACAACCAGCGTTGCGTGGTTTCATTGAAGAGTTTAGTCGAAACTGTCGGTTCATCTTTACTTGTAACTTCAAGAATCGAATCATCTCACCTCTACACTCTCGTTGTTCGGTGATTGACTTCAAGATGACTGCAAAAGACAAGAAGAAGGTAAGTGCTGATTTCTTCGTCCGACTAAAAGACATTCTTGCGAAAGAGTCTATCAAAGCAGATGATCGTGTTCTTGTGAAACTTGTTCAACGCTATTCACCTGATTGGCGAAGAGTATTGAATGAGGTGCAGCGTTATGGTCAATCTGGCACTATTGACGAAGGTATTCTTACTAACTTTTCTGATGTTGCTGTTCAAGACTTGATGACATCAATGTGCAAGAAAGACTTCAAGACTGTACGCAAATGGGTTGTAGATAACATCGACAACGATCCGTCAAGAATCTTTCGAAAGATCTACGATCAACTTAGCGATCACATCGAACCTGGATCTATTCCAAGTGCCATTCTTGTTCTCGCTGAGTATCAATACAAATCTGCCTTCGTGGTAGATCAAGAAATTAATCTTGTTGCGGCCCTGACAGAAATTATGATGGGGTCAGAATTCAAATAGAAAGGCTACATATGAGCAGTGAAATAGGAATTATTGGAAATGGTTTCGTTGGTGGAGCCGTTGCATATGGTTTCAAAGATAAGAACCCTTTGGTGTATGATTTGAAACCTGAGTTGTGTCAAAACACACTCGATGAAGTTTTAGATTGTAAGCATATCTTTATCTGCTTACCGACACCAATGGTTGATGAAACTGGCGGTGAGGCAAACTTGAGCATTGTCGAAAATTGTTTGAAAGAAATAAGTGACTACTTTACAGACGATTCGGATCAAGTTTTGATTTTGAAGTCTACTGTGCCTGTCGGTACAACAAATCGTTTGGCTGAAAAATACAATCTCAAGAATCTAATTCACTGCCCAGAATTTTTAACTGCTGCTAATGCGAAACATGATTTTGTAAATGCAGACAGAACTGTGATTGGATTGCCTGATTACTCAGATGAAAAATATCTGAACATGACTCAAGAACTTTTTGAAGAATGTTTTCCAAATATTCCTATTTTCACTATGTCTTCTTGCGAATCAGAGTTGGTTAAGTACACCGCGAATTGCTTTCTTGCTACAAAGGTCATGTTCTTCAATACAGTAAAACTTCTCACCGAAGAACGAGAACTCAATTACGATAGAGTCCTTAGCGGCGTGTTGTCTGATATTAGAATTGGTGATTCGCACACTAAAGTTCCTGGCCCCGATGGTGATTACGGCTTCGGTGGTACATGTTTTCCCAAAGACGTAAATGCTTTCATCAAAACGTTGTTTGAAAATGATGTTTCGCCCAGCATTTTAGAGGCTGTATGGAAAGAAAATATGGCACTAAGAAAAAATTGGGATTGGGCCGAAAACAACTCAGCCGTTAGAAGAAAAAACAATTGAGGTAATAAATACCAAAAATGGTTGATAGTGCAAACGATTTATCTATAGAGGTCTATCTTCTCAAAAAGAAGTATGACGTTGATACATTCTATACTGTTGTTAACGAACTTCTGAATGAGTTTGGTATTGAAGCGATTGAAGATGACTCAGCAGACAATCTAATGAGTGTAGAAGATCGTATTACAGTGAACATCGGTAAGAAGATAACTGATGAGTTAAGAGAAAATCGAAAACACATGGACAACGACTCTATAGATGAGTTTGTGCATTCAGGTGAATTTAGCGATCAACTCGAAATGCAAAATACAATTCTAAAAAGAGTTTGGAATATTGCAAAGACGTATCGCTACACCAACTTTGTTGAAGAGTGTAATAGTCTTCGTAAAAACTTTATGGAAGAAAGATCAAGTTACATCTCACAACAGTTTGGTGGTGGTGCTGGTATTCTTTCAGTGGTATTTGCTCAAACTCGTGTTCCAGAAAAACTATTCTCTTTGTGGCTCAGAACCACGATTGAAAAGAAGGATGCACCTGTCGCTATTCAGTATGAGGGCTTGGACGGAAACATATACAATGTCGATGTTTATCACACAGATCAAAAAGAGCCAGAAGAAAAAATAATAGGACAAAACCCTTGCGATTCTTTCATGTTGCAGTATTTTTGGGACAACAAAAAATGGATTGAGATACCTATCAAGATGATTATCTCAGTGGACAATAACGACTGTATGGACATAGATTTCAACGATGATGGAGGAAATATTTTAGCATGAGTTTTGGTGATTTTTTGAACAGCATTAACTTCACAAAAGAAAATCTCTTTCACGAAAATGAAGAGATGATGAAGAAAGAATACAATCCTTATCTGATCAACAAGTCGTTGTCCTATCACGCCGACACATTGATGTTTGCAAACTTGATGAATCAACACTCGAACCTTGACGCAAAAATGCAGTATGAGTTTTATCTGCATCAGGTGAGCAAGGGAAAGCGGTTCAGCAAGTGGCATAAATCAGAGAGCAGTGATACAGTTGAACTGTTGGCAAGTCACTACAAATGTTCTAGAGCGAAGGCTGAAGACTACGCTAAGATACTCACAGAGAGTGATATCGAACAAATCAAAAAGCAAAATAATCGCGGCTCTTGCTGATCGTATAATCTCACTGGACGTTGGTTTTGATAAATAACCACGTATCATTGGAGATTATAAAATGTCAGATTATGAAGATATTGTTGAGTCGCTGGTTGAAGTTGAACTTCCCGACTCCGATGCATTTTTGAAGGTGAAAGAAACGCTCACCCGCATCGGCATCTCCTCAAGAAAAGAAAACAAACTTTGGCAGTCGTGCCACATTTTACATAAGAAGGGAAAGTATTACATACTTCACTTTAAAGAATTGTTTTTGCTTGATGGAAAGAAAACTGATTTACCAGAAGAAGATATTGCCAGAAGAAATAGAATCATAAAACTACTCGAAGAATGGGAACTTCTTCGTGTTGTCAATTCGTCAAAGATCGAAAAGCCTTGTGCTTCGATTGCACAGATCAAGATTCTTCCTTTTTCTGAAAAAGAAAACTGGACTTTAGAAGCCAAGTATAACATTGGAAAGAAGAAATGAAATACTATCACGACCTTGTAGAACAACTCAGCGAGAAATGGTCTAAAAAATACAAAGACTCAATCGACTGTAATAATCCAAAGGGGTTTTCGCAGAAGGCGCATTGTCAAGGTCGTAAAAAGAATGAGAGTCTAAACGAAGATATCACAAGACGAGAACTCAATCAAATTGAAGTTTACGTTGACAAACTATATTCAGCAATCGGGGTTGATGTTGAGTTTACAAGACACTTTCTAGATCGTCTAAACGATCCAAGAAATGTTCGAGACATCACACCCGCAGAGGTGATTCGTCTGTTTAGAGAAGCCTACAAGAAGCATGGCAAGAAAATTGCCAGGCTTGGTGCAAACGCAGAAGCGGTCATTAAAGATATGACAACAGATATCAATATGCCATTTGTGATTAAATATGACCGAAGAAACGGCGAGTTAGATCTAATTGCCAAAACAGTAATGAGAAAGAAAAGTTTCAGAACACCTGATCAAGTTTTTGTGCATGATGATTACAACACTGAATAAGAAGAAGGAAGAAAAATGGCAGAAGAGAAAGATTGCAATTGCGATGAGTTTGATGACATACTGAGAAAACTTCGAGAGTGTGAAGAGTTACGAAGCCACGATAGAAAACAAAGAGAAGAAGAAGTCAGAGGCGCACTAGAGCGTTGTGAACAAAAGCAAGAACAACTAAGAGAAGCACTCGAAGAAGAAAGAGATTCGTTTCGTGAAAAGATCAACGAAGCGAGTAGTTCGCAAAAAAGCAAAATCGAAAAACTACAAAAAAGAATAACAGCCATGACAATTGCTGGTTCAGCAGGTGCCGCGGTTGTTGGTAAAGAAGTTGTTGACAATGTTTCTGACAACTTTGCTTTAATCAGTGCCATACTAAGTGGTGACATAGATGCGGTGATGAACCTGATGAACAACGCACCTGCCACTGCTAATCCTGGTGCCCAATCAGATACAGCAGACATGTCTGAAAACGGAAAGGCATCAAAAGAAGAGGGCAAAGAAGAGGGCAAAGAAGAAGAGGAAAAGGAAGAGGAAAAAGAAGAAGAGGAAGAAGAGGAAGAAGAGGAGGAGGAAGAAAAAGAAGAGGAACAGGAAGAAGAAAGCGAAGAAGATTCTAAAGATGAAGAGTCTACTGAAACGGCTTCTGAAACTCCAATGCAGGGTCTTCCCATGTCACCTGAGGTTACTCTTGAGCCAATTATAATTGAATTGGCTGATCTAGAAAAAGAAGATGTACCCGAAACACCTCCATTGCTTCTTGCTGATTTACCTCCATTTTTACCTCCCGTACAAGACATAACAGATGTTGGTGAATATATACCAGACGATCAACAATTTCCGTTCATGCCTGAACCAGAGCCTGTTGTTGAACCCTCCATGCTTTACGCATTTATGGTTCTTCTAATGTGGAAGAGCCCAAGAAAAAGGAAATGAGAATGCTTAGGTTTAAGTGTTTTTTAGAAGAATCTATGAGTAAATCTTTCGAAAGTGCCATTGATATGTTTGGCATCGATACCAAAAGAGTTAAGACAATTAGAAACTTTTCTATGGCAGAAAAGAAAGCAAAAGATCTTGCCAGGAAAACAAGACAAACGGTTTACATTTTTCAACACACAAGAAAAGGTGATTACAAAATCGTACCCGAAAAGGAAAGATTATCTGGCCTCTATCGTGAGTACGAAATTGTTGACACCATAAAACCCTAAAATAAAATTTGAAAAAAGCCTAGGCGGGTTTACAATACACTCTCTAAATATCAGGTGCCTCCCTTAATGGGGAAAAGGTTTTAGGAGTATATTATGACCAAGTTGAATTACTATTGTAAGACAGCCTTAGTGAAAGATCCTATCTTTGCTACAAGTGGATCAGCATGTTTTGATCTAAGGGCTTATTTTGGACCCGATAGTAGAAAGATTACTATCTACACCCCAAATAATGAAAAAATATTTAGACATTGCCAAAAAGAAACTGTTGATGGTGAGTTTTCTTTGTCATTGGGGCCGAATGAAAGAGCAATGATACCAACAGGACTGATCATGGATATTCCTCGTGGTTATTCTGTTCGTATTCACACGCGATCTGGAACGGCTACCAAAAAGGGTCTTGGTATGTCTGTCTCCGAGGGCATCATCGACTCTGATTATAAAGAAGAAGTCTTCGCTTTGATTCGTAATAATTCTGGTGTGGCAGTTAACATTGAACACGAAGAAAGAATTTGTCAAGGAGAATTGATAAAACAACTTGACTATTCGTTATCTTGTACTACAATAAGACCTACGAACGACGGTGAAAGAACCGGCGGTTTTGGTAGCACAGGAGAAAAATAATGACTAGAGATGAATTACTGAAACATCACGAACTACTCTGCAAGTCTGCTCAAGATTTGATGAATCTAAAAAATCGAGACTATGCAGGCAATGGTGGTAAAGAACCATTTGCAAACTTCACTCGTTGCGAATCATTGGGTGTTTGTACTACAGAACAAGGTATGCTCGTTCGTGTAGTTGACAAGATTTCTCGATTGAGTTCCTTCGTTGAAGCAGGAAAGATGAGCGTTGAGAACGAGTCTTTCCACGATTCATGTATCGACATCATCAACTATATGGTGATTCTTTCTGCTTACATCACCGAACGAGATGGGGTAGAAGAACAGTATGGTTGTTGAAAGCATTCTCGGTATTTCAATCGCAACCCACATCTATTTTGCAAGACGTTCACGAAAGAAAATTGAAAGAGAGATTTTCGATCTTCGTGAAGAGATTGTAAATAACATGAATAAAACCACGATGATGGTGAATCAACACACGCAAGATCTTGTATCATATGAGCGTGAACTTCGTCATTACAAAAACCTGATAAAGGAGATTTATGCAAAAGTCTGAAGTCTATACTCATGTTGCTGTTTACTCAGACAAGATTCTGTTTCGTGGTGTTGATCGAAATACAGGAGAAAGATTTTCTGAACAGAGACAATTCTCTCCTACAATCTTTGTGACTTCAAAAGAAGATACAAAGCACAAAACACTTTTCGGTGATAGCGTGAAGCCTTTCTCGCCTGGTGGTATGAAAGATACGAAAGAGTTTATTGACAAGTATACTGGTGTCACTGGTTTTGATATTCATGGTAACGACAACTGGAAACTTCAATACATCTCTGAAAACTTTCCTGGTGAGATTGACTGGACAATTGATCAGATGAAAATTGCTTATATGGATATTGAAACAGAATGTGAGTATGGTTTTCCTAACACATCTGATCCTCAAGAAAAAATCAATCTGATTACTGTGAAGTATGTTCACGGTAGAAAGAAGTACACACATACTTTTGGTGTCGGTGTGTTTGACATTGATGGTGTGACTTGTCATCAGTTTGAAACAGAAAAAGAAATGCTCGAAGCATTTGTTTCTCATTGGAGAGAAGAAGAACCTGATATTGTGACAGGCTGGAACATTCGTTTCTTTGACCTTCCGTATCTTGCAAATCGAATCAAGCATGTTTTCAATCTCACGATGATGAAGAATCTATCACCTTGGAATATCACGATCAACAAAACGATTCATGTGATGGGTAGAGATCAGTCTGCGATTGAGTTGGTTGGTATTTCTTCAACTGACTTTCTTGAACTGTATAAGAAGTACACAACAACAAATCAAGAGTCGTACAAACTTGATCACATCGCCTTTGTCGAACTTGGTGAAAAGAAACTTGATTACTCTGAGTATGACAGCATCGCAGACTTCTATCGTAACGACTTTCAAAAGTTTGCCGAATACAATGTCAAAGATGTTGAACTCGTTGAGCGTTTAAACGAAAAGATGCAGTTGATTGAACTACATTGTTCGATGGCTTACATGGCAAAGATTAACTTTGAAGATGTGTTCTCACAAGTGCGAATGTGGGATGCAATTATCTACAAT